GGGGGGTGGCGAGACAGTGTGATTGGCTGGGCCTCCAGGGCTGACTCTGGGTCCCTAGCCTCGGCCGGCCTGTTTGGAGCTTTAGCAGTTACAGCGCTCGTGTGCTATGGGTACTCCCAATGGCATGGCCCACGACGACGCAACGAGCAGGAGATCGACTCCTACGTCGAGGCTTACTGCCGACTTGAACGGACAGACCACGTGGGGGTGTTTTACGACGACGAGATCACCCTGCCACCAGTCAATGTCAGAGCACCGCTCCCAGACCCCGTGAGAGGACGCGCGATCCTGCGATTCCCCTCATCGGCGTCGATGCCTCTTGGCGAGAAGGCAGTCTACCTGGCCGGCGAAGACCGGCCGGAGGAGGACTGCTCGATTCCAGAGCGCAATGGTGTATATGGCTATCTGATGGCGGCGCCCCTTTGGCGACCAGCGAACACGCTGCGGAACACCGCGGCGTGCATCCTCATTCGAACCCTCGCTGAGGTGCCCGAATGTGAGGATCCTGAAGCTTGGATCCTCGCGGCCGACCTGGTATGTGCACAACTCCTGCCCACCGATAGAGAGTTCCGGATCAACGAAGATTATCTGGAGCATTTCACGGGGTTCAGGAGACGCCGAGCCGAAGACGGAGAAGAGAGAAGGAACGTGCATGGAGAGGAACCGACTGGTTCGGTCGTCATCAATTCGAAGGGAAATGAGACGATCGGACGCAAGTCCATCGAGCGTGGTGGAATAATTCATCACCATCCGCAACCGGCCCATACTGGTTGCTGGATCCTTGGTCAATGCGACCACCGCGAAGACTGCGCGGGAGCTCGAATGGATACTGTTGGCCGGTACCTTTGCTACACCCACCCTCAGCCTGAGCGGACGCTTCGTATTCAAACAACGTTTGTGCGTGGACGTCGCTGTGGGCTGGACTGGACAACGACTGGGCGCTTGGTTCACCGAATCTATTGAGGGGAGCCACTCGTGCCTGATCGTGCTTGGAGATGACTCACTGCTCTTCATTGCTGCCGGTAACCGTCGGTATTGCATCGAGGGCGATTTCTCCAGGTTTGACCAGTCTCAGGGGGAACATGTTCAACAAGACTTCTTTCGAAGAGTGGCTTCGAAGTTGGGCCTAGACGCCGCTGGAGTTGAGGACCTTATCGGTCACTCCTCCGGGCCATTCGTGGCCTACTGCGGCGAATATACCATCACTGGGTCACGGCAGAGCCAGCGCACTACCGGTGCAATGGACACGTGTGTCGGCAACAGCATTGTCAATGTTGGCGCACAGGCCGTGACCTATGCGAGGTGGCAACGTTCCGAAGATCAGAGGTCAGCG